ATATATATATAATAAGGTATAAGGCAGATTTTGGGGCATATATTTGACCGATTTGGACTTATGAAGGGGGTTATTCGCCGTCTATAAGTAGGTGTATTCAATCGTAAAATGGCCACTTTTTAGAGGTAAATCCGCTAGGAATCAGTTTTCAGAGGTTACCAACACAGCTGCAGACAAAAGCTAAAAGGTTGACAATCAGTAGGTTAAATCGGTTGGGGGGTGGGTAAAATAAGTCGATTTCCGCACGACGACCCGCATCGTGATATTGATATATAACCCATCGGTTCAATATGTGTGATGTCGGTTTTTTTATGATCGGTGTCGATTTTAGGGTGCGGTGTCGATTTTTTTGTAAGAAACCTCTGTTTAGAAACAATAAGGAGGCGCGAACTTGTGATAGGGTTGTAATTTTCAAGGTTGAAACTGCTCATATCGACACCAGATACAGTTTTCGACACCAAATCGACACCAAATCGACACCACTTAAAGCTCTGTGTTTTAGTTAGTTATATTCTTTGGTGTCGAAATGTCGATTTTTATCCTAATAATTAGAAAAAAAAATAAAGAGATATAGTATACAGAATATATATATAAGTAAAGGAGAAAAATAATCGACACCTCGACACCAGTTGTTGGTTTTAAGTATATTTGGTATATGGAATACCTAATCATTTTACAGCCGCCCTATTCTTTATTGGTTGGTATAGATACCTACTTGGATAAAGAGATTACAAAACTTAGTTACAGTTCAATAGTTATACACTGTTTATTTTTGTCATTAGAAATAAGATGGGATCACGATGAAGAAGATATTTAGAAGGTTTTTGTTGTTCATGGAAAAGTGGGCAGCGTCGCTACCAAAAGACGTCAGAGACACCCATACTTGGTAAATACCTGATTTTCAGCCAGATGAGGCGCAGGGGTGGTATTTATAGCGGTCGACCCCTTCGGGGTCAATACACATATATCTTAAATTGTATTTTTTGATATAAATATTGTATATTTGTAACACTAAAATGTAATTTAATATGATAGAAAAAGACATAAACTACGGAAACGAGGCAAAAAACAAGCTTCGAGGCGGAGTAAATAAGTTAGCAAACGCTGTAAAAACTACTTTGGGCGCAGGAGGTAACACAGTTATTCTTGAGGACGAGTTAGGAAGACCACACATTACTAAGGACGGAGTTACCGTTGCTAAATCAATCAACTTATCGGACCCTGTAGAGCACTTAGGAGCTTCTATTTTAAAGCAGGTAGCGATAAAGTCGGCTTCTGAAGCTGGTGACGGTACCACTACGTCAATTGTTCTAGCTCAGTCGTTGATCAACAATGCATTTGACTCTATTGAGGGAACTAACCTCAACGTTACTAAGTTTAGGAATGAGCTTGAGAAGGCTAGTAAGGTAGTGATCGACGAGCTTACGAAGAAGTCTAAGGAGGTAAACGAGGAAAATTTAGCTAACGTAGCGTCTATTTCTGCTAATAACGACGAGGAGCTTGGTAATATTATTGCTGACGCTTACAAAGAGGTGGGTATTGACGGTGCGGTAACTATTGAGCAGTCAAATAACGGGAACACGTACACTAAAATCATCGAGGGTACTCGTTTAAAGAAGGGATACCACTCTCCATATATGGTTACAGACAAGGAACGTAACCAGGCGGTCCTTGAGAAGCCTTTTGTTGCGATCTGTGACAAGAAGGTGAACACTATTGAGGACATTGAGCCACTATTACAGCAGGCGTTGATGAAAAAACGACCTATTCTTATCGTTGGTGAGATTGAAACGGCGGTTATGAACACTCTGAATGTAAATAAAGCTCGCGGGGTTTTGCAGATTAACGTTGTATCTCCAGAGGGTGTAGGTCGTCAACGCTTCGAGTTACTAGAGGACTTGGCTATTATGACGGGTGCTACTGTTATTTCAGACGAAACAGGTACTGATTTCAGTGCTGTAACTGCTGATTTTTTAGGTGAGGCTGTAAAATCGGTTTCAACAGAGACCGAAACCATCATTACACTTGGTCAAACTAACGAAGAGACCAAGGAAAGAGCTGATATGATGCGTAAAGCCATTAAAGATAATGACGGAAGCATTTCTATGTTCCACTTTAAAGACCGTTTATCTCGTTTATCAGGTGGTATTGCTGCTATTCATGTCGGGGCGCTTACTGAGGTAGAGATGAAAGAGAAAAAAGATCGTGTTGAGGATGCTATTTGGGCTACTCGATCGGCTTTAGAGGAGGGTATTGTAGCTGGAGGTGGTGTTGCGTTGTTTAACGCAAGCCAAAAGCTATACACTCTAGCATCTAATGCTAAGGGGTTAGAAGAAAAAGCTTCTATTAACTGCTTGATTTCTGCTCTACAAACACCGATGAAGGTAATTTTAGAGAATTCTGGTCATTCAATACGTGATTTTCAGGATAAAATCGAAAAAATTAGACGTAGAGGGCATGGCATGGACGTAAAAACAGGTAGATTTGGTAATATGTTCGATATGGGTATCATTGACCCACTAAAAGTGACTAAAAATGCAGTTATGAACTCAGTATCGGTAGCGATTACTGTACTTACAACTGACTGTGTAGTATCAAATAAAAGAGCACAATGAAGGCAATAGGATCACATGTAGTGTTAAGAAAGGTAGAAGAAGAGGTCAAGAGTAAATCTGGCCTCATTCTTACCGAAGCTAACGAAATGAATATTAGGTATAAGCTAGCAGAAGTAGTTTCTGCTGGTGAAGACGTAAAAGATTTGTCTGAGGGAGACTCGGTCTACTTTGACAGCGCCGCTGGTTCAGATATAAGAATAGGCGGCGAGAAATTGACGGTGGTGTACGAACGACACATCGTTGTAAGATTATAAGGGGGGCTAACTGCTCCCTTTTTTTCTTGCGTTCATTTTTTTGATGATGTTGCTATACACTTTATCTGTGTAAGACTTTTTCTTCATCATATCATTTTGATACGGATCTTCTGAAATATGTTCTTCTTGTAGGAGTTTCTTATATGTCTGGTTACATATAAGCTTAGCTTGTTGCGTAAGCTCGTAGAGGTGAGCTACTTTTCTTTGTCCGTCACGCCACTTTCTGATAAGACCTTTGTCCATCATACTTTTAAATCGGTGTTTATCCCATGCGAGCATCGAAGCAAACTCGTTAAACTCTTCTTTTGTGAACACGTCGGCATCATATAAGTACAGAATCATTTCTAACTCTGCCTGCGACAGGTTGTATTTTCTTTTAATGTAGTACTTAACAGGTCTCCAGTATTTTAGGAAATCGTGTTTTTTCGCTCTTTTCTCGTAAACGTGTTTATCTCTGTCTTTTACTCGTACTACTACCTTCTTTATCATCGATTTTACTTAATTAAGACAAATATAAAAATTATTACCTTTGCATTATTATGATCGATAAGTCAAAAATGAAGTGCAACAGTCCTAAAAGGACACCAAAACACCCCACAAAAAGCCACGTTGTAAAGGCATGTGAGAATGGAAAAGAGAAGATTATTAGATTTGGGCAACAAGGAGTTAGTGGCGCAGGAAATAAGACTGATGAAAAGTCTAAAGCGCGACGCAAAAGTTTTAAAGCTCGTCATGCTAAGAACATTAAAAAAGGCAAAATGTCAGCTGCGTACTGGGCTGACAAGGTAAAGTGGTAGTATGGCAACAAAAGTAAAGTCTAGAAAGAAAGGAAATAAGATTTGCTCTGAAGGTATTGCTTGGGCAAAAAGACGATTCGACAGATACCCTAGTGCATACGCTAATATGGCAGCGAGTAAATATTGTAAAGACCCTAATTACGCTAAAAAAGACAAAAAATAATGGGAGAGCTTAAAAAATGGAGAGAAGAGCGATGGGTTAGGATAGGATCAGACGGTTCTATTAAAGGTGAGTGCGGGACTAGTAAGGACACTAAAAACCCTGATCGCTGTCTACCTATTAAAAAAGCTAGCAAACTATCTAAGTCTGAAAGAGCTGCGACGGCAAAAAAGAAAAAATCTGGAAAAGGTCAGTTTGTATCTAATACTAGAGCAGCTAAAGTAACAAAAAATTATACAAAAACATAAGAAAATGCCTTGCGATAAATCTAAAAAGAAATGCCCTAAATGCGGTAAAACTAGTTCTAAAAGCTGTAAACTAAAGAGTTGTGGCAACAAAAGGTAGAACTCAAAGATATTACGACGCTAACCCAGAGGCTAGAAGAAGAAAACTTGAGTACGATAAAAAGTTTCAAAAGAAACGAGAACAAGTTCGTAACAGGGTAGAGGCTAATAGGTTTAATCGTAACAACACAGACTCTGTTAAAGGAGATGGTAAAGACGCTTCGCATCAGTCTGACGGATCAATAAAACTTGAAAGTCAAAAAAAGAATAGAGCTAGAGGGGGAGCTTACAGAAGATGAAACGTGGTTTTAGTAAATTAAAGGAAATATTTTGGTATAGTGACTCTGAACCTAATGAGGTTCTTATCGCTTTATGCCATATAATTGCTTTACCAGCGTCTTTGCTAGTAGAATTTGATAACCCTTCACTGCTATTTATACTAGGTTCACTAGGAGCAGGAGCGTTCCAACTATGGGCTGTGCTATGGTGCGGTCAATTAAAGATGCGTTTGCTTGCGGTTCAGATTGCTACACTTATTGCTATCATGACTATTATCAACCTATCTGTTGCAGGACTTATGTCAGGGAGTAGATTAGGATGGATTATTATTGGTGGCTTTGCTGTGTGGAATACAATACGAGTATTTAACGAAAAGATAGCAAAAGATGGATGGTAGTGTACTTCAAATAATTTTAACTGTTATTGGTGTTTTAGGTTCAGGTGCTGTTTGGAAATACCTTGAGGCTAGACTAAAAAACAAAACACAAGAAAAACAACAAGAACTAGAAAACTCAGACACTGTGCAGTTTAGAGACGATTTAAAACATAGGGTTAGAAACCTTGAAGCATTATTATCACAGTCTGGAGAGGAAAAAGATGAGCTCAGAGAGCAGGTGTTGGCTTTAACGGCTGAGGTTCACGCTCTTAGAGTGGAAGTTGACTACCTTAAAAAAGAAAATGAACGTTTAAAAAATAAATGACAACCGCAAAGTTAAATGACGACAGTAGTCTATCGATTAATATTAAGTGGCTTATACAAATTGTTATTGGAGTAGGCACTGCGGTATATTTATACTTTGGGTTGGAAAATAGAATATCTACTAACGAAGACGAAATACAGGGTTTAAGGTTCAATCAGAATACCTATGTATTTCCTGACATCAGAACACTAGAATCAGAGGTGATAGATTTTAAGTTAGAAAGAGAACGGATTAGAAAAGATATATCTAGACTAAACGAAAAAATAAATGAAGTTAACTGATCATGTTACATATAGTGAGGCTTGCCATTCTTTTACGGCTAAAAGACTGGGCATTGGTAATACGCCTAGTGAGTACCAGATGTGGAATATGGTTGTTACTTCAGCTCAAGTTTTTGAGCCGTTACGTGAATGGGTTGGTGGACCGATTAAGATCAACTCGTTCTTCAGATCTCCAGAATTAAATACTGCTATTGGAGGATCTAAAACATCACAACACTGCGAAGGCAGGGCAATAGATATTGACGACGTTTATGGTTACAAGACTAATGCTGAGATGTTTAGATACATTGACGAAAATCTCGATTACGATCAGCTTATATGGGAGTTTGGAGACGATATCAATCCAGATTGGGTGCATGTTAGTTATGTCGATGCAGAAACAAATAGAAAAAGAAAATTAAAAGCGTATAAAGAGGATGGCAAAACAAGGTACAAAGAAATTTAAAGACACCAAGGTTGGTAAGTTTTTCTTGGGCAAGCTTCCAGAGCTAGCTGGAGCAGCACTATCAGGAGGTCCTTTAGCTGCTCTAGGGACACTTATAGAGCAAGACCCTAAGATTACTCCAGAAGAAAAAGAACAGCTACACAGAGAGCTTGTAGAGATGTATCAGCTAGAGGTTGAGGACAGAGACTCTGCACGTAAAAGAGAGGTTGAAATTGCTAAAACAGGTCGTATCGACTGGATGTTTAATCTTACTGGTGTTGTAGGTCTTGGTGCGTTTGCTGTTATTATCTGGGCAATCATTGGTTTAGAGATTCCTGAAGGTAACAAGGAACTTTTTTACCACATGATCGGTATCATTGAGGGTGTCGCTTTATCTATATTTGGATACTACTTCGGAACTTCTATGAAAGAAAAGGAGTAAATATTTATTCGTAAATTTGCCTCATGGCAAAACTGAGTACTTATAAAGCTAATCCTGGGATAAACCCATTAGATAGAATAACTTATTCGGGCATCATAGAGAGTTTTGAAGACCTACCAACCTATGAGACTGTTTCGACTACTTTAGAAGATCTAGGTTTATTTTTCGCTAACAACTACTTCTCTACTGGAGAGCTTGTGGTTAGTCTTGGTGCTTTACAAGATACCATTAATAACGTTGAGACTTACACTGAAAATTTAGCGAATTCAATAGGTATACCAGACTTAGCTGGTAACCTTACTGATATATCTATAGATTTTAGTAACTCTATAATTGGATTAGTTAATACTATACCTACTGATTTTTCTAATCTTGTTATTAATAATTCAGATACAGTTCCTGCTGCTTTTGCGGATAACGTATTTAACTCGGTTGCTAATATTCCACAGTCTTTAGCGGATGGTATATTTGGGTTAGCTGACATTACTGAAGAGTTCGCTAACACGATTTTAAATGTATCTACAACCACTAACCAGGCAATGTTAGATGCTATTGCTTTGGTAGAATCTGATTTGTTTGACACTAACGAAGCTTTAAATGTTGTTAGTGGTACGGTAACTACCATACAAACTAATCTGGGTGACGCTAACACAGCTATATCTGCAAACGCTGCATCTATAACAGCTTTAGGTACTCAAATAAATACAGTAAGTGGTAGTGTAACTAACTTAGAGGTAGATTTAACCAACCTTACAACTACTGTAGATAATAATACTGGAGATATTACTGTTAATGCAACTAACTTAACTGCATTAACAAACACTGTTGATACAGCAAACACGAACATAACGAACTTACAGTCTGAATTTACAAGTTTAGAAACTACTGTAAACGACCACACTGGAGATATATCTACGAACGCTACTAATATTAGTACGCTGACTACGGATCTTGAAACAACAGCTGGTGATTTAACGTTACTTCAGACGGAGGTTACTACTCTTAGTAGTACTGTAGATACTAATACTGGTGACATAACTGCTACTGCTGCTGACCTTTCTACTTTATCTACAACTGTAGATACAGCAACTGGAGATATTAGTACTTTACAATCTGATTTAACTACTCTTCAAACAACGGTAGATGGAAACACTGGTGACATATCTACTAACGCTACTGACATAAGCACTTTAGGTACCACCGTAGAGTCTCAGGGCACTACAATAACAGGCATACAGACTGACTTAACTGCTTTAGAGACAACTGTAGACGGAAACACTGGTGATATATCTACTAACGCTAGTGATATTAGTGTTTTATCTACAACTGTAGAAACACAAGGAACTACGATAACAGGTATATCTGCTGACTTAACGTCTCTTACTACTACTGTTAGTGATCAAGGTGATTCTATAGACACTAATGCATCTAATATTACTGCTTTAGGTACAGATATTACTACGGCGGCTGGAGATATTACAAACCTTCAGACAGACCTTACGTCATTACAAACTACCGTAGATAATAATACTGGTGATATATCTACTAACGCTACTAGTATTAGTACGTTAAGTACTTCTATTGACTCAGCTGTTGGAGATATTACGTCTCTACAAGGGGATATAACAAGTCTACAAGCTGACATAGATGGTAACACTGGAGATATATCTACTAACGCTACCGCTATCAGTACCTTAGGTACTACAGTAGAGGCTCAAGGAACTACAATAAGCACTATATCAACTGACTTAACTAGTTTGTCTACTACAGTTGATGGAAACACTGGAGATATATCTGCTAACGCTACAGAGATAAGTACGTTAGGAGTTACTGTTGGAGACAATACAGCTTCTATTACATCAAACTCTGAAGCTATTGCTACAACAGACGGTAAGTTAAGCGCTTCTTACGGAATGCACGTTACTGCTGGAGGTAAGGTTGCAGGACTAAAACTACTTGCAGATAGTACTACAACATCTTCGTTTATTGCTCAAGCTGATGAATTTGGAGTAGACATGCCGAATGGAACAAGGGTTCTTACGGTAGATACAAACGGCCTTGAAATAAACGGATCTGGAACATTTTCTGGTAGCATGACCGCTGGTAATGTAACTGTTGATACAGATGAAATAACATTTGGCGCTGGAGGAACTCAATACACTGACGCTGGTAGAATATCTTTCTTAAACAGTTCTTCTAGTGAAGTAGGTTTACTTAAAATAAACGCTTTAGGAGTTCTTGAATTATCGTCTACAGTAGGTCAAGTATCATCCATTAGTTCTTATGATTCTGGAGTACAAAAAGGTAGTGTAACCGCCTATAACGATGGTTCTAAACTAGGATGTTCTCTTAGCGATACTTCAGGTCATTTTAAGTATTTGTCTGTAGATTCTACTAACGGAATAACTGCTTCTGGTAATTTTAGATACTCTAACAACGAGCTAGGTATGTACCGATCTTACTCTGGTACAGCAACTACATTAAATAAAAATTATGTAAGGTTACCTAAGTATGCTTCAGACACTCATCAACCTATAATGCAGTGGGGTTACCAGACAGGTAGTAGTAGTCCAGTTACTGTAACTTTTCCACTAGCATTTCCTAATAATTGCAGATCCGTAAGTGTAACAACAAACAGAACTTCTTCTGGATCAAATGGGTTTAATTACGCAAACACGGTAACTAAAACAAGTTTCAGGGCGGTTGTTGACTCGCCTTATGATTTTTGGTGGATAGCATTTGGAGATTAATATGATATATTACGCAACATACGACAATAACGGAGATTACACAGGGTTCTATACTAAAGAGATTCATGGTGATAATATACCTACGCCAAACATAGAGTTATCAGAAGACCAGTGGTCAGAAGCCCAGTCTAATAGGTGTAGAGTTGTTAACGGCGTTCATACTGTAATTCCTACAACAGCTCAAGAAGAAACAGAAAAGAAATACGCTATACTTAGATCAGAAAGAGATTACCTTCTTAGTCAAAGCGACTGGACTCAGTTTGCAGATTCTCCATTGTCTAGTGAAAAAAAATCCGAGTGGGCTGTTTATAGACAGTCTTTAAGAGATTTGCCTTCTACTGTTGACATTAATAATATAGTTTACCCAAACAAACCAAGTTAATAGATGGCTAGAATATCAAAATACATAAACGACGAAAGTTTCTCAGATAAAGACAAAGTAGTAGGATCTAGCTTTGTCGGTACTGTCAACGGAGTTGATCAGTTCAAGACTAGAAACTTTTCAATGGAAACATTAAGGGAAAGACTTGGAGACAAGTCCTTTTCTACAGGAACAACGTTTCACGCTACACCTGCTAGGTCGGTATGGAACATTAATCATAACATGAACAAAAGACCTTCTGTAACAGTTATTGATACAGCTGGATCTGTTGTTCAGGGTGAAATAAATTACACAGACGAAAACAACTTAACACTAACTTTTTCGGCAGCATTTAAAGGCACTGCCTACTTAAACTAAAAACATGGCACAAATTTTTCTTACGGATTTAAATCTAAGTAAAAACGAGTTGCAAAATGCTGCGATTCAAAACTTAGCAACTGCACCATCTACTCCTGTAGCTGGTCAAATTTATTACAACAGTACATCTGGATCGATGTTATACTGGAACGGTTCAGCATGGATCTCAATGTCTGGTGACATTACTGAGGTTGTAGCTGGGGCTGGTCTTATAGGTGGTGGATCTGGTGGATCTGTAACACTTAACATTGCTGGTGGAAACGGTATTACTGTTAACGCTAACGATATTATTGTTGATTCTGACACTACTAACGATTTTCAGTTTACTTCTGGGGTACTTGAGTTAAAAGATATTATTACAGCGGGTCAAGTCGGTTCATCAACTGCTATTCCTGTAATTGATTACGATGCAAACGGTCGTATTACTTCAGTTTCTACAGCTTCGATCAACACATCTTTCGATGTAAGCGATGGTACTAATACAAGTTCTATTACTGGTGGAGACACTCTAACTATTCAGGGCACTGCTAACGAGATTGAGACAGAGGTAACTTCTGGAACTGTAACTATTGGTTTACCAGATGATGTTACGATAGGTAATAATTTAACTGTTAATGGTAACCTTGTTGTTTCTGGCACTACAACAACTGTCAACACAGAGACAATTAACCTTGCTGACAATATTATTCTTCTTAACAGCAATCTAACCACGTTACCTACAACAAACGCGGGTATCGAGATTGAGCGTGGAAGCTTAAACAACGTTGAGTTAATTTGGAATGAATCTTCTGACAAGTGGCAGATTGAGGTTGATCCAGCTAACGACACTTATGAAGATGTTGCTACAGAGCAGTATGTAGCTTTACAAAGATTTTCAGCTACTCTTACTGGGGATGATTCTACATCTTCATTCTCTGTTACTCACGGAATGAATACTAGAGATGTTATTGTTCAAGTTTATGATATGACAACTCTTGATACTGTTTTTACGGATGTTGTTCGCACCTCTAATACTGTTGTAGATGTCAGTTTTAATACAGCTCCTGCAACTGGACAAAACTACAAAGTACTTTTAGTAAAGGCTTAGTGTAACAACCCCTTAAAAGAGTGTATTTTTCTGTATATTTGCATTATGGCGAACAGGTTCCTTAGTAATATAAAAATAAACGACGCGTATACTTTTCCCGCGTCAGATGGTAGCAATGGTCAGGTAATCGTTACTGATGGTGCTGGAAACCTTTCGTTTGCTAGTCCTTCGAGTTCTAGTTCTGCATCAGTAATATATAGAGACAATTTTACAGGGGACGGTTCAACAACCGTCTTTTACTTACAAAATACTTTATCTGACGAGGATCAGACAAATATATATATTGACGGTGTATACCAAGAGAAAGGAACGTACTCGTTAAGTAATAACGCAATAACTTTTACGACTCCTCCTCCAAACGGAGATAGTGTAGAGGTGATGTCGATTGCTGGTATTAACGTAGGTCCTACTACAATATACCAAGATAACTTTACTGGTGACGGTACAACTACAGACTTCACGTTAGAACAATCAGTTAGCGACGAGGTTAAGACGATGGTTTACTTTAATGGTGTATACCAGTTTAAGGGAACCTATAGCTTAAACGGTACGCTAATGAGTTTTGATACTGCACCTGCAAACGGTGTAGCTATCGAGGTTATTAGTATTGCTTCTGCAGCTGCTTCTGACTACAACCAAAAGATGTTGTTTTACGGTAAGGCATCAGAGGTTATTAGTAAGGGTGATGCTATTATGCTTGCTGGTCAAGAAGGAGATCACTTCTTACTTGCTAAAGCAACACAAGCTGCTATTGGTACTAACCACGAATATTTTTTAGGTCTTGCAAGCCAAGACTTAGCTCAAGGTGAGTTTGGTTACGTTACAGAGTTTGGTAAGATTATAGAGATTGACACTAGTGGTTATACAGCTGGTGATATATTATGGTTTGATGCTGGTGGATCTACTGCTGGCGCATTAACTACTACAGAACCTGCGCCTCCGCTTGTTAAAATACAAGTTGCAGCGGTTATTAGATCTCATGCTAATGAAGGCGTGCTATTTATTCGCCCTAATTGGTACCACGAGTTAAATGAGCTTCACGATGTTAATGTTACATCTGTAGCTGATAAAGATATACTTGTTTGGGATAACGCAAATGGGTATTGGGAAAACAGTAAAACATTATCCGGTATTACATTTACGGAAGATATCTTAGTAAACACGTATATTACAGTTGGACATGGAGGTGGAAATGATTACTATAGTACCGCCGTCGGGGCTGACGCTCTTTATGATAATACATCAGGAGATTATAACACAGCCATTGGAACACAGGCAATATCGGCAGGAAATGGATCAGGTAACACTGCGGTAGGCTATAACTCTCTTTACGGTGCAGACGGGCAGAATAATACAGCTGTAGGTCAACTTTCAATGGTTTCACTCTCTACAGGTGATTACAATACAGGTATTGGGGATTCTGCTTTATTCGGCAATCAAACTGGAAACTATAATGTCGCAATAGGTAGGTACTCTGGGTATAGCCAAGGAGGAAGTGGTAACGTACACATTGGAGCTTTACAAGGTAGTTATAATTCTAGAACTACAACAAATTCCGTTACTATAGGATATGATGCAGCACCCTCTGCTAACAATGTGACTAATGAAATTGTAATAGGAACCGGGGCGGTTGGTAACGGCTCAAATACAGTTGTAATTGGTAATAATAGCATTACAAGCACCGAACTTAAAGGTAATGTAGGAATAGGAGTTGTGCCAAGTGCTTGGGGTTCAGGAGATGATGCTATTGAACTTGGCGGAGGCAATCAATCGGTAGTTTCGGGTAATGTAGCTATGGTTACTGCTTCAGGTGCTTATTTTAATGGTTCTAATTGGGTTTATAGACAAACAGGGGTAAAACCAACACTACAAGCACAATCTTATACGGGAGAGCATATTTTTTATGGCGCAACAAACGGAACTGCGGGTAATACTATTTCTTTCTCAGAAAGAATGCGTATAGACTCTGATGGTAATGTAGGGATAGGAGTTGTACCTACTCAAAAATTTGATATTGCAAATGCAAATAATATTGCAGGTATAAGAGTTGAAAATTCAAACGCATCTTATTCTTCTACGGGAATATTAATTAACAATACCGCATCTACAAATGGTGAATTACTTAGACTTCGTTCATCAGGAAGCAATAAAATGGTAGTTACAGGAGCGGGCAACGTAGGAGTCGGAACGACTTCACCTGGAGAAAAACTAGAGGTAAACGGGACTATAGCAGCTATCGCTAGTTCAGATCCAACAATAAAAGTTCAAGGTTCTGATGTTAATTATCAAGGTAGAATGCGATGGAGTACCACTGGTAATTATTTAGAATTTTTAACAAGACATGGAGGAACTTATTATACAAACAACCTTGTTCTTGATAGAGGAAACGTAGGAATCGGCACGACTTCGCCTAATACCAAACTAGATGTTAGAGGAGTAGGAATGATTAAAAACGGTATGTCTACCGCAGGAAGTTTATTAGGAAACCAGTTACTTATCAACACCACTAATACAGTTGACAATACTGGATGGCAAGGTATTGGATTCTTTACTAGTACAACAGCTGGATACGGATGGTCTTTTGGGGCTAATAGAAGTTCTAGCGGTAGAGGGTCAATGAAGTTTTACTATCACAATAACAGTGACTCTGGAATTAATACTTTTACTGTTTTAGAGGGTGGTGGTGTAACCTTCAACGGTGATACTGCTCAAGCCAATGCGTTAGATGATTACGAAGAAGGAACTTGGACGCCTGGTTTAAATTTATCATTTACTGGCGGTACAGGATATACGTCTCAATCTGGTAAATATGTAAAAATAGGATCGCTTGTATATATATCTTTTAACATATCGTGGGATTCAACTGGATTAAGTGGTTCTAATACCGGTATTACAGGAAAACCATTTAATTCTTCTGGTGGTACAAGTGTAAGTATGGGTAGCTTAACGATGAGAACTGGATTAAACGCTGGTAGTTCAAGAGAAGATGCTGAAGGTATTTTTATTTATAATAATTCTGGATTTATATACCCTTACAGCAAAGCTACAGGTGCAGCCTATAACTCTACGTCTTATTATTCAAACAGCGGTAGAATATCAGGATTTATGATTTATAGTACTCATTAATATTATTATAAAAATGGCAATAACAAAAACAGTAAAAACAGACAAGATTGAGATCGTAGGTGATTTTAAAAACATTCAGGTAAGAGAAGCTACTGTTATCGAAGAAGATGGAGTTGAATTAACTCGTAGCTTCAATAGATATGTATTAGCTCCTGGAGATGATATTAGCAATCAGCCGTCCGAAGTAGCAGCTATAGCTAACGCTGTATGGACACAGGAAGTTATCGATGCTTATCAAGCATCATTGCAGCAATCAGTATTAAACAATTAATAAATATAAAAATGGCTAACACGTACAACTTTAAAATCAATGCAGTAGACTGCCACACTAACCAAGACGGTTTAGAAAAAGTAGTTTACAACGTGCATTGGAGTTACTTTGGTACTTCAGAAGGAGATGTAACAGCTTCTATTATCGGTGTAGAAAGCGTAGATGCCCCATCAGCGGAGTCTTTTGCAGCTTTTGAAAGCTTAACAGAAGACATCG